ATGATATTTGAAACAGTAGCACAATTAAAATAGCTGCTCTCGTCAGAACAAAGAACTCTTAAACAATTAAGGAGTAGCAATGTTTAAAGATAAGATGAAACGCTGGCTTACAGTTGGCATGTTTAAAGAACTGGCCAGCAGAGACGATACAGCTACAATGACTCTGGATGAGGCAAGGCAGCGTTTCGTTGATCTTGGTGACATGACAGGGTATAAGTTCTCCCAGTCTTACTTAGGCGGGTGGCAGCAGTGGGTAGAGATGGAAGCATCTCCTACCTTAGCCCCCTACATCGAAGAGTGGCGTGACGAGTTAGAAGTCAAGCTACGATGTGAAGGGTTAGAGAGGATCGTAACTGAATCAGAGACCGGACACTTCCAAGCTAATAAGTTCTTGGTAGATCGCGGTTGGAGTACAAGGGCAGCTGGACGACCATCCAAGCTGGAAGTCAAACGACAAGTAGAAGGTGATAAGAAAGTTATCGCTGCAAGTCAAAGGTTCTTAACACCATTAAGGAGTTAACATGGGTTGGAGAGAAGACGCTGAGAAGAGAGTCACCCTTATGGATGATCTCGCTCAAGAAAGAAGAGAGCTGTGTTTAACAGATCTTAGGGTCTTCGCTCAGACCATGAACCCACAGTACGCCTACGGAGAGATACACTACGAGATCTACCGTTGGATGATGGACTATAACCTATTCGGGCAAGGTAAGAACCTAACCGCAAACAAACTAGTCATGCTCCCACGAGCGCACCTTAAGAGTCACATGGTAGCGACATGGACAGCATGGATAGTCACTAAGCACCCAGAGATCACAATCCTCTACCTATCGGCTACAAGCGGTCTGGCAGAGACACAGCTCTACGCGATCAAGAACATCTTGACCAGTGAGCCGTACCAACACTTCTTCCCTGAGTATATCAACCCGCAAGACGGTAAGAGGGAGCAGTGGAACAACACAAAGATCAGCATTGACCACAAGGCGCGTTCTGAAGCAGGTATCCGAGATGCTACTATAGCTACTGCGGGACTGACTACAAACACTACTGGCTGGCATGCTGACATCATTGTACCGGACGATATAGTCGTACCGGAGAATGCGTACACAGAAGAAGGTAGATCAAACGTAAGTAAGAAGGCATCCCAGCTTACATCTATCCGTAATGCTGGCGGCTTTACACTAGCGTGCGGTACACGATACCATCCAGCTGACATCTACGATACATGGAGACATCAGGAGACTGAGGTTTATGACGAAGAGACGGACGAGTTCATCGGCAAAGAGCTTATATGGGATATCAAAGAACATGCAGTTGAGACAAAGACGGAGGGCTTCCTTTGGCCGAGAACGGAGAAAGGCGGTAAGAAGTTTGGTTTCAACAAGAACGTACTTGCTCGGATCAAGGGCGAGTACGATGATATGGTTCAGTTTTACGCACAGTACTACAATGATCCCAATAGTTCTGGCTCTAACCGTATAGGTAGAGACAGGTTCCAGTACATAGATCAGAAGAACGTGACCTACTCTAACGGAGTGTGGCAAGTCAGGGGTAAGCCTCTGAACATCTACGCTGCAATGGATTTCGCTTACACCACCAAGAAGAAGTCGGATTACACGGCCATAGTGGTTATCGGGATGGACCCAGAGGGTTATATCTACGTACTTGATATGGATCGTTTCAAGACAGATAGGATCAAGACAATGTTTGATCAGCTACTGTTGATGCACGAAAAGTGGTCATTCAGGCGCTTACGGGCAGAAGTCACAGCAGCACAGAGTATGATCGTAGGGGATTTTAAAGACCTGATACGGTCAGAGGGGATGTCTCTCAGCATTGACGAGAACAGACCATCAAGACACGAGGGTAACAAGGAGGAGCGTATGGCTTCTATACTTGATACCAGATATGAGAACATGACTGTCTACCACACGAAAGGTGGGTTGACTCCTGCTCTTGAAGAAGAATTGATACTAGCTAGACCTAAGCACGACGATTTAAAAGATACATTAGCCAGTGCCATTCAAATTGCTAAAGCACCTAGAGCCTTACGAGACTCAGTGAACAAGCAGAATGTGGTCTATAATACAAGATTTGGAGGAGTTCAATATGGCGGGCACGATCGCTGAGTTAGCATACATGTTCGGAGAGTTATCCGACGATACAGGAACGAGCATTGGCTATATGTGGGACAAGTGGTCTCGCAACCGTCAGGGCTGGATGGAAGAGAAGAAGGAGTTACGGAACTATGTTTTTCAGACGGATACACGGACTACTGGAGTCGCTAGTTGGAAGAACTCGACTTCGATGCCGAAGATCTGTCAGATCCGTGACAATCTCCATAGTAATTACATCTCTGCTATATTCCCTAATGACAACTGGCTCAAGTGGGAGGCCTACGATACGGCTGCATCTAGTAAGGATGTACGAGAGCAAATCACGGCTTATATGAGACACAAGATGACTCAATCCGACTTACGGACTGAAGTCAGCAAGCTTATCTATGATTATATCGACTTCGGTAACTGCTTCGCAGAGCCTGAGTGGGATTATGGAATGGCTGGTATGGACAAGAACGGACATGCTCACCAGAGCTACGTTGGCCCTCGTCTAGCTCGTATATCTCCAATGGATATCGTGTTCAACCCCCTAGCTCCTGACTTTGAGTCGGCTCCAAGGATTGTACGCTACGTTAAGACCATCGGCGAACTGACATTGTTAGCTAGAACTGATGGAATGTGGGCAGATGCACTAGAGAAGACGCTCAAGATGCGTGCTGGTGCAGGTTCTTACTCCGTAGATGACCACAACAAAGCTCTAGGCTTCCAAGTAGACGGCTTTGGGGACATGAAGGAATACTATGACACAGAATATGTTGAGATTCTCAGGTTCCTTGGTGACTTCTATGATAAAGAAGCTGGGACTGTTGAGATTGCTAAGGAAATTATTGTTATTGACCGTAGTTTTACCGTTAGTGTGCGTGACATCCCTAGCCCTGTTGGCAGTGGCAACGTTAGCCACGCTGGATGGAGACTTAGACCCGACAATTTATATGCCATGGGGCCGCTAGACAATCTAGTTGGAATGCAGTATCGGATTGACCATCTACAAAATCTCAAGGCAGATGCCATGGATTTGTTGGTACATCCACCCCTAGCAGTACAGGGTGACGTTGAAGCCTTCGTATGGGAGCCTGAGGCGGTTATCTCCATCATAGGGGAAGGTAGTGTTACCGAGCTTACAAAGTCCGCTCAGGGCGTCGGTGTGGCCGATAACGAGATCACCATGCTAGAGGCCAGAATGGAAGAGTATGCTGGCGCTCCTAAAGAAGCAATGGGTGTACGTACTCCGGGCGAGAAGACACTGGGAGAAGTTAATCAGTTAGCTAACGCAGCTGGTCGAATCTTCCAAGAGAAAGTGATTAACTTTGAACTGTTCTTAGAGAAGCTGCTGAAAGGTTTGCTTGCTGAGGCTTGTATCCACGAAGGTGGTACTGAAGTCCCTCTGATGGATGCAGACTTAGGCTTTGTTGATTTCACCATGATCACAAACTCTAGCTTGATCCAGAACGGTACACTCCGTCCAGTAGGTGCTCGTCACTTCGGACAGACAGCTAAGTTGGTCACTGACTTGACTACAGTATTGAATGGCCCTATGGGTCAAATGATCATGCCTCACTTGTCAGGTAAGGCAGCAGCAGCCATGATCACAGATGTATTTGAACTGGGTAGATACGACCTCATGCGGCCTAACGTGGCTGTACATGAGCAAGCTGAGACTCAGAGTGTAATGAACGCAACCCAAGAGACCAACATGGTCGAACAGGGTACACCGGGGGTAGCTGAATGAAACTAGCCCCTCGGATACTGAACGCTCTTCCTGCGGACTTTCCAAAGGAAGATTTCGAGAGACGAGCCATTGCGAACCGTGATCTTCTTAATCACTTCGCTTTGGTTCTGACTAAAGTCCTTGACGCTCACAAAGCGGAAGCACTTGGTACTGATAAGTACGATGTTGCGAATTGGGCTTACCTACAGGCAGACTCCATAGGCTACCAGAGAGCCTTGGCAGAAGCCGTCAAACTAATTACTATAAAGGATTGATAAGATGACCGACCAGTCTATCTTCAATAATGACGAGCAGAGCACACCAGCAGACGTTAGTCAAAGCGGAAACGAACAAGCCAGTGCAGCAGACCAGCTACTTAGTGCTATAGTTAATTCCGAGGGCAAGCAAAAGTATGGTTCTATAGAGGACGCGTTGAAAGCTACCGCATCCGCTCAGGAGCATATCAGACGTCTGGAAGAAGAAAATACAACTTTCAGACAAGAGGTAGAGAAATCCACTACTCTCCAATCTGTACTTGATGCCATGAAACCTCGTGAGGAAAACGAACCAGCCCCGGCTGAACCGACTTCTTCAATAGGCGAGGACGATGTTGCTCAACTGCTGGAAGGCATGTTGAACAAAAGAGAAACCGCAGCTACTGCTAAAGCTAATGTATCGAAAGTTACATCAGCATTTGTAGAGAAGCACGGGGTGGAAGCAGAAGCTAAGTACTATGAAAGTGCAGCAGCTTTGGGTTTCACTAATGGCGAGATCAATGAGCTTGCAGCTCGTAATCCTGCCGCTGTTTTTAAGATGCTTGGTATTGACGACAAGCCTGCGGCAGTGGCTAATCCACTACGCAGTTCAGTTGGTGCTGGCAGCTTAAGCGACAACAAACCTCAACAGCCTACGTTCAACCCTTTTCAGGGTGGTACTTCGCCTAGTGTCGAAGCATTTAGAAAATCTAAAGCCGTCACTAATGAGCGTTTAGGTCTCGATAATTAATTTATAACATTAAAGGAATAGCACAATGGCTACTACTTCACAATCAAACCGCAGTTTCGTA